AAGCTCGTCCGCACCAGCTTCCGCACCTTCAACGCGAACACCTATGTGTTCTATCCCGCCGGCCCTCTTGGCACTATCAAGTCCGTCCTCCCTCTGGTTCCCGATGCATCCGCCATGTACGCGAAGTTCTTCGGCGGCAAGGGTATCATCCAGTACGAGTACGACGCGAAGGCCAGGACTCAGGACTGGTGGTCGTGGCTTTCCGCTCTGTGCGTGCCCAACCGCCCGCAGGAGATGTTCTACCTCATCACCATTTCGGATTCCTAGAAAACTGAAAAAGTATGACTGTCGAAGAGTATCTGCGTAGTTTGGTCCCGGGTCTTGACCTACAGGACAATGTTATTGAGCGATGCGCTCTTAGCCCAACCGAGGTCGGTTTGGAGGCTCTTGATTTAGATGATGATATCGATAGCGATACCCTATCCGAAACGGAATTCCGCATGAGACTGGACTATGCATCTTCGACCGTCTACTATTCGGTGTTGGGAGTTTTTGCCGGCGGAGGTTATGCCGAGCAAGTCGGCGATGTCCGCGCATCTCGCGGCGGATACACCATTACGATGGCGGATAGGGCACGCTTCAAAGGAATGGGTGATGCCCTCCGCCTCAAATGGGGTTTTGAGGTTGAAGAGGATGACTCTTCAAGCGAAATGTACGACGCAACTTATTTGAGAAGGTAAAATGCAGTTCATTGATTTTCGCGATACATGTCTTATTGAACGCTCTACGGGGCGCGATGGATGGGATAACGAGACAAGGGATACCATTTATACCGGCGAGTGCCTCTACGAAGAGGGCGGTTCCGGTTATTCCAGGTCTATTATTACCAGGACTCCAACCCTTTACCTTCCGGGTGTAGATGTTCTGATAATGATCAATGATGCCGTGACGATAGAAACGGAATTTGGTCGCGAAATAAAAGCTGTCGTTAGTAATGTCAGGGATATAAATATGCCTTGGCGTACTAATGTTAAGATTACAAGAATTGAACTTAAACAAGCACACGGAGAATAGCAATGAGAATTCCGAGTGGATGGGAGAAAGTTAAATGGCAGGAGTTTGAGTCCGGCTTTCGTAAAGAGCTTTTGGTGGAGTTAAAACCAAAGGTAGAGAAAGTCGTGCAGCAATCTTTTATTGCCACCAATGAGTCTTTTGTGCGAGATATACCCCCGCACGAAGCCCCCATGCTGCCGTTCATTACAGGAAACTTGCACGACAGTATTGTTGGCATCGTATCTTCTCACGGACGAGTAATAAAAGCTTGTTATACAGAACCCGTTGCAACAGCGACCTCGGACGCTACTGGCAAAAAGATTTTTAAGGCAACTAGTGGTATGGGGCGTCAGCGTATTATAGGAAGTCTTGCTGCATTCAACGCAGTAAAGGGAATGCAGGGAAAATATCCTGGAAAGTTGGCATCAACACTTATGGTTGCGGTCCCATACTCTTTGCGTCCAAACGAAAGGGGACCGCACGCTGGATATCTTGATAATCTTCGCGCTCTTTATGCTTATGCGATGGAATCCGAATTTCGCTTCGGTATATCAAAGGCGATATTAGAGATTAACGGGTCTTTGGACCAGTATATTCAAATTGCTTATGATGAAGACGATTTGCGTATAGCCAAGGAAACTAGGAGGTTTGGTCGTAGAAAAGGTAGTAAAAACAGCACTATGGGTTCTGCGGCTCCTGGATTGTCTATGAAATTAAGACCGTAAATTATGGCACAGCCCGCTCACATACAACCAGATATAGAACTCCGCGAATTTCTCGATGGAAGAGTTTTCGTTGGAGATGGCGCTTCCGCAAAGGAGATTACGGTTTATGGCGATTGGGAGCGTCCGACAAATATGTTGCCCGATGATTTTATCGTCATAATGCTTAATGGCGATATTGGCGGAGTTGGAATGGACATTCCCTATGCAGGCGGGTACATTATGATTAGTTTATATTGTAAGCTAAATAATGATGGTTCCGCAAAGAAATCACGAATAACAAAAATTCTCGAACAGTTTGATACATTGGTCGAGAAACTGAACACCGAACACTATTTTTTTAGATACGACGCCGAGCGATTTATAACTCCCACTACACCGAATCAATCTTCAGGTTACTCTATTACTACACTCAATCTATTGTGGCATACTAAGAACAATTTAAATTCTTGATAAACTATGGCTATTGCAAAATTTGAAGCAGCTGGTAAGCTGTTTGCCGGTCAGGGTGATCTCGTCATTTTCGACGCCATCTCTGACTACAGTGGCAAGACCCTTGCAAATCTTGTCAACCCCAAGTCGCTGGGCCAGATTGTCCAGGATTCTACTACTTGGGAAGGAGAAGATGTGAATACCGACCAGATCCTCGACGAGCAGGGTAACTTGATTACCGCTCGCGTAACTGCCGGTACTCTCGGATTCTCTTTCGATATCGCATCTACATCTCGCGAGATGGTGAAGACCTTCCTCAATGGCGTGAACATTGGCGATGGCTCAACCGGCTCCGCAAGTATGGACGCTTCTGGCGCCATCTTTTATGATGGCGACACTGCTGATACCGCAGTTTATGCTGCCGGTTTCGGTGTATCTCTGCCTGTGATTACCCGTCCTATCGCCGTGCTGAACGACGAGCTGAACAGGGCGTGGATTTATCCGAAGGCCAAGATCACTGCCAACCTGACTCTCTCTGACGGTCTCTATCGTATCCACGCCGTGGTACTTGCCGAGAACGTTGCAGTACAGAACCAGTCTGGTGTATACCAGCTCACTACTGCTATGATCGTAGACAAGAGCTAGTCTCTGACGCGAATAAGCAAATTGGGGCGGGCATTGCGCCCGCCCTTTTTTAATTTTGAATATGGAAAATACCGCAAGTGAAAGATTCATGAATGGCGCACACGATACTATCGTGGGAGCGCCTTGTGTCATTAATGTCGGGCGCCGTCGCTATAAGGTACGACAGATAGCCCAGGCAGTAAAGGAGCGCATCGTCCTGCTGGAGCAGGAAGCGCAGATATTGGAGGTGAGGGGTAAGCAGGGTGTATCACAAAAGGAAGGAAAAAAGATAGCGAAGAAATTGTATTCATTGCACTCGAAGAAGGCTGCATATTATTTGCTGGGCAACTGGGCTATATTTTGTCCCTGGCTGTGGGCTATCAAGTGGCGAATATTGCAGCTGCGGGGCAATGAGGTGACATTTAGAATAAATGAGGCTGGGCTTGTCAGTGCGGATTTGGGTTTTTCCAAAGCCAACTGGGATATCTCAAAGCAGGAACGCGAGCTTTATATGAGACCGGTTGGCGAAGTCGCCAAGCAGCAGCAAGAGCGTCTGGAGAGCGTAATAAATATGTTGGAGACGGACGCTTTGGGGATAAAAAAGGACGACAGGTAATAAGCGCGTTCGCAGTATCAGAACATAACGAGAAGATAAAGCATATATATGGCAACTACGGATTTTGGTCATGGCTCAGATATTGGTACATTGATTCCTGCAATCTAGTTACAATGATGTTACTTGACAAGGGCTACTTTGATTATGACTTTGAAAAATTCGGAATGTTGGAAAAAGAAAGAGATTGGGTTGAAACAGTTCGAACCGACGAGGAGATGGATCATATTCTGAAGGGATTTGGATTCGGCAAGAGGACGAAGCCCGAAACAACAGAGGAGATACAAAAATATATTATAAACCAAATCAAGGAGGATTAAACTATGGCAGTTGAAATACCCGTGGTCATTGATATTGATGGAGCGTTTCAGGAGGCGGCGAAGCGAGTAAAAGTCGCTATGGAGCCACTGCAAAAGCAGATTGACAATCTCACATCCGACCTCACTTTTTGGAAGGAGATTTTGAATAGTTCTGATATCAAGGGCGATGAGTGGCTTGTTGCCGCAAAAAACATCCAGAACATATCTGAAGCGCTATCGCAAGCCGACTATGAGTTGCGCCGTTATACTTCCAACGATGGGAGTATTAGGGAGATGTCAACAGACCTCGCTGAGTTGAACAGGCGCTGGGAGGCTATGGGGACTGCTCAGAAATTTAAGGCAGATGGCTCATATTCCGACGATGCCGTAGAAGCCTTCAATCAATATAAGCAAATTACGGCTGAATTGGAGCGCCAAGGGAAAACCTTGGCCCAGTTGGCTCGCGAGGAACGCCAAAGGGCCGAGGATGCAGCCCGTTTGGAGCAAAAGAAGAACCAATATCGCCAGCAGGGTATTCAGAAGCGTCAATATGAAAATGCCATATTAAATTCTACCGTGAAAACGATGCGAGTCTTGACCGAACAAGAACGCATTTTGTCGAAGAGATTGAGTCAAACTCCAGTAGGTACAGACAAGTACAACAAACTGAAACTGGAACTCCAGGCAGTCCGTAGAGAAATCGAGAAAATCGATGGCACAAAGTTTAGGACGCTTGGAGACGAAATCGGCAAATCGAACAGCAAATTGGCAAGTCTTATCAAGAATTCCATTCGCCTCATTGCTCTTCACTCGTCAGCCAGATTTATTCAGAATATTCGAGAGGTCACTTCTGAATTTGAACTGCAGAGAGTGGCTTTAGGCTCTATCATCCAAGATACGCAGAGAGCAGAGAATTTATTTAAGCAGATTAAGGCGGCTGCGATACAGTCCCCTTTTGAAATCAAGGACTTGGTATCATACACCAAGCAGTTGTCTGCATATCAGATCGAAACGGACAAGTTATTTGACACTACGATGAGATTGGCGGATATTTCTGCTGGTCTTGGAGTAGATATGGGGCGACTTATTCTGGCCTTTGGGCAGGTTCGTGCTGCCGCCGTGCTTCGCGGTCAGGAATTGAGGCAGTTTACAGAGGCGGGTATTCCTCTTGTAGATAAATTGGCGGAAAAATTTAGTGAACTCAACGGTAGGGCTGTGAGCACAGCCGAAGTCTTTGAACTTATTTCAAAGAGGGCGGTTCCATTCTCTATGATTGAGGATATTTTTAAAGATTTGACCAGTGCTGGCGGCGCTTTCTATCAGATGCAGGAAAAACAGGCGGAAACGCTGCTGGGTCAATGGAACAACCTAAAGGATGCCGTAAGTATTATGTATGATGAGATAGGTAATACTACCGTCGTACATAATGCGATGGAGTCAATGATCAAGGGCTTGAGAACTTTGATGTTGAATTGGAGGACATTAGCGGAAATTGTCAAGGCTTTTGGCACATCATTTATTATTGTCAAAACTGCTTCGCTATTTTTGCCTGTGCTGACAAGAAACACTCAACTGGCGCAGAGGGCTACAGAGGCTTTGGCGCGAGCCGAGGAACTTGAGGCCATTACTTCGACAAAGGGGGCCAGGGCAAGACAGCGCGCAATAAGCAGCCTTACTCTATATGCGACCTATACAAAAAAAGCGGCAGAAGCCACCACCCTATTGGGGCGCGGATGGAACAATCTGTTAGCATATTTGGCCAAGGGCGGTGGTATATCAATCGCTATCGGTCTCTTGACCGCGCTTTCGGGTGTTTTAATCTCGGTATGGAAGGAGTCGAGAAGGCTGGACAAAGAACTGAATGAAATAGGAGCCAAAGGCTCTATAGAGATAACACAGGCGGTTCGCACTTTCGAAAGGCTTGCCGAAACCGCGACCAATGCTGCTGATGGCTCAAAGGAGCAGCGCGATGCCCTTGATGAACTTAAGAGAACTTTTGGGGATATCTCTCCAGCGTTGGATGGCCACATTGAGTCGCTTCGCGCACTTGAGGGAAGTTATGCCAGTGTGACGAATGCTATTCGAGAAAAAATTAACTGGCAGATTCGAGAGCAAAAAATAACCACGATTACTCAAGACTATCAAAAACAGCTTGGAAATCAAATCGATGATGTTAAGGATGTCCTTTCGGAATTACAGTTCACTCGCGCAGAAATTTCTTCAATTACCAATGCTATTCAAAATGCTGCATCGCAGGGTATTATCAATGCGGCGTCTTCGATTGAAGAACGAGCAAAGGTTATTGAAGATATTATATATCAGTTTACGGGTCGCATCGTCAAAATATCTAAAAGAGCAAGTTACGGAGGATATGCGACTTGGACCGAGTACGCAGGTGAACTTGGCCGAGCACTCGGCTCATTGGCGGACACATCAATCAAGATGGAGTCTCAAATACAGGCAGTGATGGATGATACCCAGCGAGATGTTTCTTCGCTTGGTACATATGCCAAAGTTATTGAAGGGATAGAGAAGGAAATTGAGAAAATCGATTTAAAAGAGGGTGACAAGGTGCTTGACCCCAAGTCATACGCGGGAGCCGAAATGAAGGGCCGCGAGACTGTGAAGATTTTTGCCAAGGCGATTCAAGATGAATTCGCAAAAACTAAAATTGACATATCTTCGGCATTCGCTCCTTCTGGGCAAATAGACTTTTCCGTGCTGCAGGCAGCCGCGAAACAGGCGGCTCAAATAACGGTGAAAGAGATAAACGAAACCACAAAGGAGGAAGTTGAAAGGACACCCTTCACTGCTATCACAGGATTTGTGTCAGAACTGCAAAAGCGATATGAAAATATTATTCCGAGCGATAAAATTGCACTGGTCACAAAGAGAAAACTCGAAGAGATAGCATCTACAGTTGGCGTTAGTATGGAGAACCTTCGTCAGCATATCAAACAATCTGGAGTGGATGACGCTGATTATATGAAAGGGCTTTCCGAGGCTATAGACGCATACACCGCGAGTGTCAAGAAGATGGTCAGCGTCAATGCGGCACTTGCCGCGGGCACAGCGCAAAAAGACACGAAGCCGTATTCAAGGGAAGAGATTGATGAAGCGCAGAAAATGGCTCAAGCGTTAGAGATGTTATCTTCGTTTATGTCTCAAATCATAACCGTAAATAAAAAATCCAAGGGTGGCGATACGAGGCTATCTGATTTAAAAAAGGATATAGGTGACATTACCAATGCCTATAAAAAATTTATTGAACTACAAGAATATATGAGTAAGGAGAAAGCCTTGTTCAATATTAACGAAATGTTTCCCACTCTTGAAGGTTGGGAGCCTACCTATGAGAACATGCTTGATCGTCTCAATAATATGCTTATAGACATTCAGGCAAAAAGAGCGAAATCTCCTAAAGATTCCGTGTTGCTCGATATGGAACGAGCCATTCGCGCCGAAATTGCAAACATCAAGTTTGATCACATAAAATCAGATTTGGATGCTGCGATAAAAAAACTCACCGATGAGATGAAACGCAGCGAAACGGTAAGGGACTTCTATCAGAGCATTCTGGGATTGACCGGTGATACCGACCTTGCCACTTCACTTTCGATTAGTGTCTATGGCGGCATTGGTGAGGATTTTAAGGACAGAATGCAGGCGCAGTTAGATAGAGCCTTGAGCGCTCTTGATCCATCGGCTGTTACTGACACTCTTCGCGAAGCGTTTGCCAAGCAGAATTTCGAGGTTATATTACAGAATCTTCAGCTTTTTCCGGAAGAATGGCAAAAGGTTTTAAAGGAGATGGCTGCTGATAGCGAGAAATTCTACGCATCACAAGCGACAGACCTTCTTAAAGCCTTAGAAAAGGCGAGAACATACAGTGAAAAGCGTGGCGATCTCGCTCGACAAACCGCACTGCGTAATGCTCAAATTGACCAAATGAAGGTCAGCGAGGATGTTAAGAAGGAATTCCGGAAAAGGAATGCAAAAAAAGATGCTGACGATGCCGCAAAACTTGCATATGAGGCTTTTAAAGACACCCCTATGTATGTCGAACTTTTCGCTAATCTCGATGCCGCATCAACTAGGATGCTTAAGAGTATGCGCGACAATCTTGAGGCGGTGAAATCTCAATGGAAGAATCTTGATCCCACCGAATTAAAGGAGTTGCAGTCGCGTATTCAGGAGGTTGACAAACAGCTTGCAACTAAAAACCCCTTTGCGGCACTGCGCGATTCTATCAAAGAATATCGAGAGTTGGTGCAGACTCAGAGTCGGGAGGAGGCAGATATTGCTGCCGTATCCGCAAACGAAAGACTTAATTCGGCAAGGCAGGAGCTTGAATTGCGAATTAAGCAGTATAACGCAATAAGTGCGGCGACTGGCGAGGAGAGTGAGATGGCTAAGCAGGCTGACAAGAGAGTCAAAGAGCAGCAAAAGATTGTGGATGAAGCGGAAGAGGAAGCTAAGGCTGCACAGAAAATAGCAAACCAATTTCGTTCTGTCGCTGCGCGAATACAGGGCGCAGCTGAAGCTCTTAATGACTTTAATGGCTATCTGAGTGAAGCTCTGGGCGGGGTGGGCGAGATTGTTGAGACGCTTGGTAGTGCGGATGCCGCCGACACTTTCAGTATCCTATCGGAAGGTCTAACAAAGACTTTGGGCGGTATCGCGAATATAGGAACTGGTATTGGCACGATGCTAACTAACCCCATCGCCGGAGCCGCAAAAATCATAAGCGGCATTGGCAGTGTCATTGGCGGTATCTTCGGCACAGCCAACGCGCTGAAGATGAAGCGCATCAACAACGAGATAGAGGAGCAAGACGATATCCTCCATAATCTTGAAAAATCATATGATGCGCTCGAAAAGGCGATAGCAGGCGCTTTCGGCTCAGACTATGTGTACAACTATACCGAGCAACTGAAGAACCTTGAGGCTCAACAAGCGGCATATCTGAAGCAAGCCGAACTGGAGCGTGAGAAGGGCAAGAAAGCCGATGAGGAGAAGATTAAGGAATACACCCAATCTGCGGAAGAGGCGGGCGAGAAGATCATGGATATGCAGGGTCAACTCGCCGAGCATTTTGCTGGAACAGATGTAACCTCCGCCGCTCGTGATTTTGCTAATGCGTGGATAGATGCATATCGCACATTTGGAAGCACCACAAATGCGATGAAGGAAAAGTTCCGCGAGATGATTGACAGCATGGTAACCGAATCTTTGGCGGCTCAGCTCATCAAGAATATTTTGGAGCCTATTTTCCAGGATATGGAAGAATACGCCAAGACTGGCGGTGAGCTGGACGAAACCGAGATTGCGGATATTGCCAACAAGACTGTCCTTGCAACTCAGCAGATAGATGAGGCCATGACCGCATTGATGCAGCGTCTCGCCGCAGCTGGTATCAATATGCGTGACACGGCTGGCGGATTCTCGGGAATAGCCAGAGATATTGCGGGCGCATCGGAGCAGGATATTAATGGTTTGGCGGCTGGTATCAATACGCAGAACTTCTACATGTCCTATGTTCCGACAATCAGTGCCGATGTGGCTGCCATTAGGGCAGCGATAACGGGAACTACAACACCGACAGTCAATTCCGCCACTGGCGAGGAGCCACAGTTCGGAGATGAGCTATTCCGAGGTCAGATGAGCAGAATAGACGCGAACCTTGCAGACCTCAAGAGTATGATGGCGAGCGTTATCACCCTGCCGGGCACTAGAACGAATTCGAAAGTTATTGCAGTGCAGCAATAAAAATTCTATCTTTGCGATATGAGGGATAAAGATTGGAAAAAGTTATTGCGACGCGAGGCGTCAGCGCATCACATGTGCGAGGAATATCGCCACGCCTTGGAGGAATCTGACTCCAAGATATCGGCGATAGGATTATACAAGCGCATGATTGACTGGGCGCTGGAGGAGGGTTATCCCAGCCTTCCAGTTTTGCGTCAATATTTTTCCGAATACAAAACCGCAGGCATCTATATTGACGAGCATTTTGATGGCGATGTGCTGGACGATCAACAGGTGTATGTTTTTCACCATTGCACCGGCACGATTCGCACGGGTCTGAATCTCGACAAAAAGATTATCCCGATGTTATACTTTGCCAATGGCTGTGACATGAAGATAGAGAGCAGCAACGGATGGGCGTTTTCGTCGCCCGTCCGTGTGCCGCTCTATCTTTTTGGGGACAACAATGTCGAAGCGGAAGAAAGCCCTCAATTGACATGTATCACCCATAAACACACAGTCAAGTAATGGAAACGGTAGCATTTGACATCATTAGAGAAGTCCTCCTCCCGATATTGACATTAGTCGGAGGTTGGTTTGCGCATGTGATTCGCACAAAACAGAAAAAAGAAAAAGACATCCTGGAGAACGTTATGCAGATATTAGATATGCAGAAGCAGTATATAGCCGACCAGGACGAGGAAAATCGCAAGACGCGGGAGTATAACCGACACTTAGAGCATAAGCTGGATGATAAACGCGCATCCATCAGCAAGGCAAATAAGTGCAAATACACAAATGAAGACGAGGGATGTCCCGTCCTTGCGCACGAGGAGGTACTTGACAAGAGGTGTGAAAATTGTGAGATAAAGAAACACCATGATAACAGTCAGGATTAAGATTGGCGACGACGGCAATGTCGTAGACACCACCACCTATGGGTTGGTATACCTTGATTCGGATAAGCGCATCGGTGCGCCAATCAAGGAGTATGATGTGACGACCTACCCCGAAGAGGAGGGAGAGCATTTTATACCGAAGACCGTGGATGCTCCCTTCGACTATAAGGTAAAATTCTTCATCCAGGCGGACTCCCTGCAAAACGCCAACGCTAAAATCAAGGCGTTCAATGATATGCTGTTTTCCCAAGAATCGGGCAGCGACGTGAAGACTTTCAAGCAGGTCGAGTTCTATAACGACTATAAGCGCCACAAGATTGTGGGCTATCCGCAACCTATGGCAGAGGCGACAGAGTTCTGGCAGGATCGCAAGAATCAGATAAATGATGTCGTAGTGGTCGAATGGACCATTAGGGTGACGAAGCCGAGTCTCTGTGATTTCAACCTTACCGCAAGCAGCCAGAGCGCTAATAGCGGAACAACACAGAACAGCAATGATACCGGGAATAACTGAAGTTAATTTTCCGTCCTACGCGACACTACATCAGGCGACAGTTTCACTCGCCGAGATGGGTGAGAGCGTCATTACCACACAGGTAAAGATTGACGGAGATGTCACGCCGGACTTTTCCGGCGGGTGGGCGCTGGAATATAACGGCGAGACTTTCGTTCTCAATACACATACACCGCAAGCGGCGAAGGACTACACTACGAGAAACTCCCTCATAGACCTGACCTTCCAATCCTTTATCGTTTCTGAGCTGAAGCGATATTTCTTTGTGGAACTTTCGGAAGTCGAGGTTGGTACGATGATAATCGATAAATATGTCGTGCCGCTTCGTCTCAAGGCTGCTGATTTCATCGCGTATTTCAATCGTGTGTTGCAATACTATTTTGGCAATACTATTGTCGTCGAGGTTGCGACTGGTACGACACTGAGCGATGAGGTCAAGGATGTCGATATCAACTATACATACATCTGGAACGCAGTGCCGTTCTTTTATGATGTCTATGGTCTTGTCTGGAAGCTGAGCAAGCGCAATAATGTATATTATATCACTGTGGGCAATACGGTCGACACTATCGCCGACCATGTCTTCCAGTATGGTTACCAGGGTGGACTGATGCGCGTCGAGCGACAACTCCAGGACGCTGAGATATATAACCAGCTTCTCGGTCGCGGCGGCACGAGGAATATCCCGTATCGCTATTTCAAAAAGGTCGATCCCAACAATCCCTCATTCAGGGGCGATCCGGACGCTTGCGCCGAGCTGGAGAATGTCTATTTCGATCGACTGCTGGATATCAATTTTAGATATTATGTCAAGGGCTGGCTGCGTAATCCGAACAGACCAGTCAATCCCGATTATCCCACGCCATCAACGCCGGAGCCTTCCGATGTGCAGGCGCACTGGGCATACCAAAAAGGCTTGACGGATACGAAATTCCAGCCTGTTGAATATGTTCAGGATGCAGTTTCTATAGCTGAATATGGAGTGCGCCAGGGCAAGCTGGAGGACAATGACGATATCTTCCCGACAATTCAGGGTATAGAGGTCAGTCCTTATGGTCGCATCGATGAGATTGTGGCCGTCAGCGCGATAACCGACGGTGATGACAGTGGTGTGGTCGAAGAGACCGATATGGCCAATATTCTGCAAACGATTACGACGCAAACTGGCTTGCCGTTGGAGTCATTTGACTTTTACGGGCCGGAATTTTCCGTTCCTTCCGACCGTAGGGGTGAGATGCGCTACACCCTATTTATGAGTGACGATACGACAGGTGCCGTCGAGCCGAATTTTGCTTACGCAAGTACAATCAACACGGATTATACCAAGGTTGTAGCCGAGCGCATATCTGACGGCGAGCAGTTCCCCGTATCGGCAATTCCGGGCGGAGACACCTATAGGCTTAAAATCCATTTCGCAATAAACAAGTTCCCGACGGATAAACAGACTACACGCAGCGTAGGTCTTCAGAATGTGAAGCTCATTGCTTCACAGACGGGACAGACCGATGAGAATCCCTATTGCTTCCGTGTCTGGATCAAGAATGTATGGCAGACAACAAAAGGAAATGACGAGACTGCGCTGGAATATATGAAGCGCGTCTGGGAGCCGATCCTTGGCGACCGTCTCGGCAATGAGGCGAAGATAGTCTTCTCCAGCGGATGGATGACCGCCAGCAGCGACTACGAGTTCACGATAGTGGACTGGCCGAAATTTGACCAGAGCAAGACGATTGATGGCGTGCAGTCTGAATGGATGCTGACGCTGGCGAAGAGCGATGCTGAGTTGGAGTCGACTGGAAAGTATATTCCGAACGCAACAAGTCCGAAGCCTGTCGCCGGTGATTATTACTATTTCATCGGCATAGATATGCCTCACTTATATGTCGTATGGAATGAGAAAAGGTTGAACGCGACGAAGCAAGAGGCGCTGGACACTGAGGCTTATGCCAATCCGACTTGGGCTGTGCAGCTCGATCCTGTGCGCATACAGACGCTCGAAGGAAATGAGACGAACACACTTTTCAGCAGGCTGGGTATCGGCAAGGTGATACAGATATATGATCCGCGATTTACTGGAGGTTACAATCTCAGTCTTGCTATACGGTCCATGACCATAACATGGCGTGAGGGAGCCGTTATGTACCCCTCTGTCGATATCGTCCTCTCCGAAAATGTTCTGGAGCGCATATATAGTGGAGGAACCATTCTGTCGCCCGATGCTATCAATGCGAGAATAAACAACGCCATCGTGCAGGCAAATTCTCTTGCACAGAAGAGCTATCTATCGAAAGAGCATGATGATGCCGCGACGGGTAAGCTTATGTTTGCTGCGGGCGCTTCCTTTGGTGCTTACAGCGAACCGGAAGGTAGCGTTGCCGAAGAGCGTGAAGGGGGAAACATAGATAGTGGCGGTAACGCCGAGTTCGAATCGCTGCGTCTGAGAAAGTTCCTGGAAGTTCCGGAACTAAGGTACAACCGCACGGACATTTCCGTTGGCAACCAGTGGCGTGCGCCCGGAGGTGGCATCATCGCTGATGTGACACCCGATGTGGACGGACAGGGCAATGTGCTGAATACCGGTATCATCAACCTGAAGCTTGAGGATGGCGAGATCGGCAAAGTCGCCGTGGATGATATTTGTATGGGTATCTTCCACGATGCTATCAACGAGAACAGCAACGCAGTGGCTGACCTTGACGATAGCAAGGGTAACTTCCGCTTCTCCGGCTTCTTTACGACCTATTTCCGCATCACTGAGGTTTTGGGCGCAAATAACAGCTGTCTCAGATACGCTCTGCGCCCGACCTCTGCGTCATGGTCTCAAACCTTCCACCCGTGCGCTCAGATGCATTTCGTATGCTATGGTAACTTCGACAGCGTTAACCATGCAGACAGGCAAGCCAGCCGATACTCGACACTTACTTACGAGCGCTACCTGAAGGGCGTGAACACTTGGGAGTTCTCGGCATATAATGTGGCTGCTCAGTTTGGCGACCTCTCGAATCTCGCCACTTTGGGATTGACCGGGATGACTGGTTACTCATCATATATTGAGAACCTTTATATGACGGGTCATATCCAGCAGGTCGACATTCCCCTTCATATTGGCGTGGATTGGAACGGTCAGAATATGCTTGCTAGCGGCGATAGTGTACAGATGGCTTTCAGTGTCCTCCAGGGCTTCAATGATATGAGCAGCCAGGTATCTTCGTGGGCTATCGCAAGGGATTCTGGTGATGCTGTGGCAGATGCGGCTTGGGCGCAGTTGACGAAGGTACAGAACTTTAACGGCACGATAACACTGGAATATTCAGACCTCGGAGCTTCCGGCATAAGCACGCTCTTCACCGTTACTGCGGTAATGAACGATACGGCGCACACGAATGTGAATTATGGCTTTACGCTCATCAGCTCCGGAGCGCAAGGTGCCGATGCTGTATTGCTCGATTTGAACAACGAGAATGACACGATGCTGTACGACAAGGAGGGCAACCTTCTGAGCGGAAATGTTGTAACCGTAGCAACGCTTTACAAGGGTAACACTCCCGTGTCAAGCGGAGTTACTTACGCCATATCGGGCCGCAGCGGTGTGACGCAGCAGCAAGCCACCATAAGTGGCAATACCGTGACCGTAACTGGGATGCAGTCCGTTGCCTCCGGCTATGTCGATATTACCGCCACTTATGGCGGACAGACATATACTGTCCGACTCAGCTTGAAGAGACTGGTCGGCGACGTAAAATATGATTTGCTGGTATCGCCCGACTCCATTGCTTATAACACCACTACGGGCGACATCTCGACATCGCAGATAAACATCAAAGTATTCCGCACAGCACAGAATAGCAGTGGAGGTGTCACCAGAGCTGAGGCGACCTCATTACCTACGGGCTGGGCGCTCAAGGTTGATGGCACGAGCGTAACATACCCTGGAACTGGCGGCTACACTATATCAAATATTGATGCTGCTGCCCTGACCGGGCGCTCAAGCTATGCCATAACTCTGGTCAACAGCTCCAATGGCGTAGTCGATGCGGAAACAGTGCCTGTCAATACGGTGACGAATGGCTCTGCTGGACAGGCCGCAGTGACCTATTCACTTCAACCCTCCGTAACTGCCGTCAAGAAAGATAAGGCTGGAAATTATAGCGTCAATGCCGTCACTTGTGCCAAGATGAAAAGCGAGGGCAATAGCGCTCCCGCAGTCACGACAGATGGTGTACTGAAGATTTCTATCGATGGCGGCGCTGAAGCGAACTATCCTTCTGGCGGCGTTCCGACCAGCGGTACTGGCAGCTTCACTCAGACAGTGGCTTTCTTGCTTTATATAAACAGTGCGCTTGTTGCCAAGGTAACTGTTCCTATGATTATTGATGGTGATGACGGTGATGATGGAGATGCCGGAGAAGGTGGCTTCAGTGCTTATCTATCCGAAGCCGCTCATGTCTTCGCTTCTGGTACAACAAATGCTGTGCGTGCCACTGACACCTTCGAGGTTCTCGTATACCAGGGCGCAACAAAGTTGACCTACGGGACCGATTTCCTTATAGGTACACTAACTATATCGCCCAATACGGTAACGTCAGCCATGATGGTCGCTACAAACAATTTAAACGGAACGGTAAGTATCGATGTCTATGCAGCGCTTGATATCCAGAACGGTACGGTAAGCATTCCGGTAACTGACGCAAACGGCAATTTGCTGACGACACTGACTTACTCTTGGTCTCTTGCCTTTAGGGGGCAGGAGGGAGCCAAGCTGCGCGGTCCGACACGGTGGGTGGCAACCGAATCATACTATTCCGGAGAGACTTCCGATTTTCAGGATACAGTCCTTGATGGTGAACAACATTTCAAGTGTATTAAGGATATTGCCGGGAGTCCATCAAATGTCAACCCTGGACTAGATCCCGAACATTGGGCCCCCGCTGTCAATATGGATTTTGTTGCCACCCAAGTTCTGTTTGCGCAAAAAACCAAGATTGATAATCTCAAGGTTGTCGAGATGTATACAGTAGATCCCGACCATGAGGAGTACAGTCCGATTTCCATTCAAAAGGACACTATCACGATTGCAGATAGCGACCCGAATAGCGTGAATTTCAAAAAGGATATAATCACGTTCACCTCTGGTCATCTCGGCTCAAGCTCTACGGGAAGCAGCGTGAACATAACCAATCTGAGCAAATCTTATTCGATACCGACACCAGGCGGTAGCGTGGATTTGGCACATACGGCAACCTTCGCTTCGATTCCGATTACGGGAACGAACAACACGGTAACGCTCCCTGCAATAAGCCTATCTATGCCATCTCTTCCGTCTGATACTGGAATAGTTTGCTACTACAGTATTTATATTGGCGATAGGCTGTTGGAGTCTGGCAGTCTAACGTCGAATACGACAAAATCCGTAGGTGGTGGAGTCTTTATTCTTCCTGTCGGCACGCACGCTTACAAGATAGTTTTGTCGGGTTCATTCTATACTACCGCTGAAATATCCTCAGCCAAATCGCTTACGATAACCGCTAGTGGAAGCTCAGCTTCTGCAACGATTGCTTATAGCGCAGATTTCCGCACCATTGCGACCGATGGAATGCAGATGAGCTATGGCTATGAAGGTATCAAGCTTTCAAGCGCCGGAGCAAAGGTTATCCAGGGCGGTAATCAGTACAATATGGCAGGATTGAGCGTATATAATAATCAGCTCGCTACCGTACCTAAGAGGATAGAGTTTTGTACGAGCTATCCCCCCACGGAAGAGGCTGGTGTCTTCTATATCAAAGTAACCGCACAGTCATAGGCCATGAAGATAGATGATGTTATAGAAGGCAAGGTCAAGATAGGCAACACTGTCTATAATATGGTTGAAGCCAAGATAAATGGCACTGTCGTATGGCCTCTCAACTATACTTATGTGATAGTGTCCGGCTCTGTCCTTGTATCCTATTCCGAGGGCAGCTATATCTATGCCAGTGGAAGCAACTTCGCCCTCGTGACCGCAGATATCAATGTCTATGTCAACAATGTCTATGTGCGTACTATCACAGGAGCGACGCTATCACCTTCATTCCAAAGCGGAAGCGCCTTCCACGCGGAGGGCAATCAGATACACGGCTCTGACCTCGAGACGACACCGACGAGCACGCACCCCGAGACAGTAACCGTTTCCTATGGCAGCGCATCGACCACTGTCACCATAACACAGGAAGCCAACCTGAAACTCATTGATGGTTACACTCCTACCGGAAGCAAGAGATACGACTATACGCAGACTACTACGGAATATAGCAATTATAATGTATCACTGTCTTCGGACAAATATGATTCATCTGGCAGCGCTGCTCCCGCAAGCGGAGCGAATACAACCGATTTGAGGGCGACATTGAGTTGTTATGCAACTCACGATGAGCAAGATACAACGCCATACACACAAGATGCAAGCAGACAGTATCACTACACTTCGCACCCGACAACTTACTATTATGAAACGGTAAGCAACTACTATTCTGGAAGAGATGTGACAAGGACTGCGATAGGAGTAAGTGATACCGCGACAATCACAGGCAGTGCGACTGGATTTACGCGAGACGGAATGTATGTCACCATAGCGAGTGAGGGGACAGACCCCTATCCCAATGGAAGGTCATGCACCTACACCGCTACAGTCAACAAGCAAGGTGGCGGTACGGCTACAGGCACGGTGACTCTCTATCAGGCGCTAAACGAGATAGAAAACATAGCATCAGACACGCAAAGAACCTACGGAAGCAACTATACGACACAATCCAATGACAATTACACAGCCTACATATCTGCTTTGCAATATACATCATCATCAAGCCCTGCGCCTGCTGGTGGTGGCACTGCGACTCTTGTGATATCCGCTTCACATGACCATACTGAAACGGTAAAAAGGGACTGGACGGATACGACATATTATACATATACATGGTCGTCTGGTGCTCTAAGCTATGATGATGAGGTGACTGGCACTGGCACGGAAACAGTAAGTTCTACGACAACCACAGTTCCCGACAGCGTTACTCCGACAAGCTCGCAGACTTGGGCTACCGTAAGCGGCAGCACACTCACGATAGCGTCGAGGGGAACGCAATATGGGGCATCATATAGATATACAACCATTAGTATTGCCAATGGCACGGCAAGCGACTCGGTAACCGTATATCAAGCCAAGAACACTTACACATCAAGCACCCTTTACGATTTGTCTATCAGCATAGATGCTTATGGTACTATAGTAGGCGCTGGCGGAAGTTTCAATGTCGCAGCGAGGAGTTACAGGGTAAGCCGTAGGACATACGAATCATATCCTCTTGACCCCGCAGGCATCGTTGATACATCAAGCGAATATACGGCAACGCTAACAAAGACAAACTGTACATCAAGCACAAATTCTGTTCGCGGAACTTCCACCTTCACGATAACGGTAGCACCCAACCCGTCCGCAACAGACCCGAGGAATATTGTACTTACACTCGCAGCGGGTGGTGAGTCCGTGTCGGATATGAAGGTACAAAGCCCCGCATCTATCGGAACGGCAAATATCGCCACGCTGCTGCCCTTCATCGCGAAGAGCACTGCTGGAGGTAGAGTCAAAGGTAAGGTATATTATACCCTTACCATTGAGAGCGGTAGTGTAACATCGTCCCTTATCAGCGTCAATTTCAAGTATCAGCTCAACGGAGGGAGCACGCAGACGGTCAATGTAGGCACATATACTGTCTCGCAGACATCATCGCCAGTTGCTTTCGAGCCCAGTGGCGCTACGATACCTAACTTCGCCAATGCAAGTACCGTCAAGGCATGGTTCCAAGTTCAAAGTACAGGCAGCTTCGACTTCATACAGGCCGACGAAAGCACCTACTATACCTATGTCGAATTCGACCCGTATATACCGCCAACACCAGACCCGACAAATTAACAAAAACACCAAATAATGAACACGAAAACAGCTATCATCCTTATATTACTCGCCGCGCTCATCTTCTTCTTCGCGGGCATGGAGGTTGAATATAAGCATATCAAGAAGGACCAGCCTGAGCCGGCTATAGACACGGTGACTATTATCGACACGGTGTTTAGCGACAGACCTGTTCCAGTCGCTGTAGTCCCCGACGGCTACGAGCTTATCCCCGTAGGTCTCGTCAGTTCGCTGCAAGACAGTCTCGCCAAGAAGCCGACGCTCGTCACGCTCCACGATACCACCTACATTTCCGTACCGATGAACAACTACCGATTCACGGACGGCACGACATATGACATGGCAGTGCGTGGCTACGACGTATCGCTGCTCTATCACAAGTCCTTTCAAGAAACGAAGTACATCACGAAGACCGTGACAGTTCCCGAATATCGCGACTACGGGCTCATTTTCTACCCGCAAATCTCTACGCTCGCATCAAAGGACTTCATTTACGCAGGAGCTGGCTTAGGAGCCGACATTGCTCTTGGCGATAGAAAGATATTGCGTTTCGAACCCGAGGTCAACTACGGTATTCTATGGACCAACGAGGGGCTGTCGCACGGCGTTTACGTTGGCGCGAGATTCAGGGCAAACCTTATACGCATAAAATAACAACCCTTAAAACTTAAAACCATGAACAAAGCACTCAGAATTGCAATCATTTTCTTCTACTTCTTCGCTGTTATCGGCGGTTTCATCTATGGTCTCGTCAAGGCATGGCCTCTCGCAGTTGCTATCGTGGGTCTCGCAGCAATGGCATACCCGGTTTTCCGCGATTGCTTCAAGCCGGATGATTTGGAACAAAAGAAAAAATAACTATCTTTACTGCAAATAACATGCTATGGCAAACTTCGATAAATATGCTGCCTCACTCACCACGTGGGAGGGGGGATTCGGCCTGACAAAAAACGATGCCGGGGGGTGGACAAACCGAGGTGTGACGCTCGACACATATCGCCAGTACATCAAGGCTGACGCCACGCCCGAAGACCTCAAGCACATGACCGAGGAGCAGTGGCGCTCTATAGCCAAGGGGCGCTTCTGGGACGCTTGCCGTGGCGACGAAATAAAGGACCAGTCCATCGCTGAAATAATCGTGGACTGGTGCTTTAATTCAGGGCTGGGCATGATTAAGAAGGTGCAGGGCATCGTCGGCACAAAGGCGGACGGCATCGTCGGACCGCTTACGGTAAACGCCATAAACAACTGGAACGCCCGTCGGCTGCACTTCACCATCAAGCAGGCGAGGCTTGCGTACTACGCCACGATAACGCAGGGTAGGTCGCAGAACCTCGACTTTTATGATGGATGGGTGCGCAGGGCGGCGGCGCTCATGTATGGGAAAAGTATGACTCTTAACAAGTAATCATTATGAGCCAGAAGATACGTATAGGAAATGACATCTACATCAGATGGTCGCTACTGGACGAAGAGAGTCAGCCGTACATTATGACTGGCAGGGATGTGTCCATAGAACTTGATGTCGGCACTAAGAGGGTGCGGATAAAGGAATTCGAAGTCGAAGGCAATACGCTCATATTTACATACTACGGCAAGGACCAGAAATATACCGGCTCCTACGCACTGAAATTCATCGAGAATGACGGCGAGAAGGAGATGGTAACCTTCGACATCAAGGACGCCTTCGCGCTCGTGGAGCATTCATGGCTCGCGGTAGATGAGGGAGAAACTCCCGATACAGTGCAGCTGGAGTTTGTTACCGTTACGTCGAATATTATGGAGCGCATCGGCCCTCCGGGTCCGGCTGGTCCGGCGGCGAAGGTCGGCGACGTCACGGCAGAGGTGGACGCCAATGTCGGGACGCCCAATGTGGACGTGACCACCAGCGGCCCGGACGAGCAGAAGAACATCCATTTCGCCTTCCATAACCTCAAGGGCGAGCAGGGCGACCGCGGCGCTACCGGCGGAGTGTACTGGCCGGAGATATACGTCGATGCCGATATGCACCTGCACATCGTGGAACCCGCGGAATCTCTCGGAACGAGGCTCTATGTTCAGGACGGATATTTATACGCAATAAATTAAAAGGATATGGCAGATACTAGATTAGCGAAAATCGGCATCACGGTCAAAGAGCCGTGGGCCAACAACATCTCGTACGAGGTGCTGGACTACACCCTCTGGCGGGTGCAGGACGAAGGCGACGGCTGCGGCTATATCGCCCTTAGGGACAATATCGGGGTCACGCCGAACTCCGACCCGACGGTCTGGGCCAAGGCGACCGAGGCCGGCCAGTCCATCTATGACCTCGCGGTCAAGTACGGACATTTCGTCGGAACGGAAGAGGAATTCGAGGCCCAGTACCAGCAGGTGCTTCAGGACGCCAGGGACGCGGCGACGGCAACGAATGCCACGAACCGGGAGGTCCAGGACGCCGAGGCTCTGCGGGTGAGCGCCGAGACCGGCCGCGTGAATGCGGAGAATGCCCGCGTGGACGCCGAGGGACAGCGTGCCAGCGCCGAGGCGACACGGCAGAACAACGAGGTCGCGCGCGGGAATGCGGAAGGCGTGAGGGTGTCTCACGAGACCGACCGCGTGTCGGCGGAGAACGGGCGCGTTCTGGCCGAAACGGGTCGCGTCAATGCCGAGACCGGACGAGTCAACGCGGAAGATGCGCGCGTGTCCGAATTCGCCTCGATCAAGACCGATGCGCAGACCGCAATCGGACAGGCTGACGCCGCTGCAACAAGAGCCAACACGGCTGCCGGTGTTTCCGAAGCTGACCACCTTGTCGCCGTTGCTGACCACACCCAGGCTGGAGATGACCACACATTAGCCGTTTCTGACCATGGTACCGCGAGTGATGACCATACGCTTGCGGGGACTGACCATACGACTGCTACAAGTGACCACGGCATTGCAAGTGAAGACCACACTACGGCTATTGCGGATCACGGAACTGCTGGAGACGACCACACGCTTGCAGTTGCAGACCACGGGACTGCGGGTGATGACCATACCAGAGCAGAAAGTGACCATACGAGGGCTGAGGCTGACCATGAGAGCATTGCAGATAAAGCCAATATTGATGGTTGGTACTCCGGGATGACGGTTGGTCTCGCCGAGAACCTTGTGGACACGAAAGGCACTGGCACTGACCAGACGATTTTGCGGAGGACTTCCTGCGGTACGGAGAGCATCACCGACGACGGAAGTGCTATCATCCAGGAGGTGATTGGAAATAGCTTTACATGGAATCAGCTGTTCAACCCGACGCTTATTCCTACCTTCTCCGAGAGAGGAATTACTGTGACCAACAACGGAGACGGGACGTTTACTTTTAACGGCTTTGTCGAGTCCTCTCCCAATGTTTTCAGCAACGAAGTTACGCTCTCCAATGACGGGTCGCATAAATTCTATTTTAAACAGTTTGGAGGCGTACAAAGTCAGGTTCAGCTCCTTCGGAATGGTACCCTTTGGAGTGGCGACTGGCGTAATGGAATTATCGCTGCGCTTGGTGGGGACACAAAGATCCCTCTTACTATGCGTTTCCACATCTCTTATGGCGAGCAATACACAAACGTAACACTTTCTTTCATCGCTATCGACCTCACCCTTATCTTCGGCGCCGGGAATGAACCTTCCACCGTTGCTGACTTCGAGGCTTGGCTGGCCGCGAACGTGGGAGTCTCTAACTACTACGGCTACACTCCGGGCATGATTGTCAACAACACGGCCACGGGAATTAAGACCGTGGGGTTCAATCAGTACAACCCCGAGACCGGGAAAGTGAACGTCCTTGCCGGGAATGAGTACCAGATCACGGGTACTTACACCGCCCTGAGTCTTGACGGAGAAACTATCACCCCCGATGCCGATGGCCTGCTCACTCCTGCCAAGAGCGGGGAACTGACCGTGACGGGAGGCAACAACTCCGACACCTGTGTGCATCTCACTTGGAGTGGCTACCGCAACGGCGAGTATGAGCCGTACTGGGAGAGAACGCTGGAGCTGAACATCCCCACTCTGACCGGCAAGAAAGACGGAGAGGGCAGCAGCGTCACGATTGCCCCCGATGGTCTGAAATCCGTAGGCAACGTCTATGACTACGGCGTGGTGGAGAACGGCTTGATGACGAGCATCGTGAAGAAAATCGGCTCCCGGGATTACGCTTCCGGGGACGAGTCCGATTCTTCTGTTCTGACGGACGGAACGACTACTCTCTACGTTCTTGAAAACCCCGAGACCTACGTCCTCGACGAGCCCGTCCCGATGGCCTACAAGGTCGCCGACTTCGGCACGGAGGAGATAATCCCCCTCGGACTTGACTCTACCAATCTTCTCCCCCAGTCCGCTCCGTTCAAGGGTGTGATTAAGTACAACAACGACTTCACCCGTGAGATTGTCAACCTGCCCGAGAACTATGTGAGGAAAGATGCCTTGAAGCAGGGTATCGGTACGGCGACTGACACGGCTCTCTCCCAGAAGGCCGTGGAGGACAACTACGCCCACAAGACCGGCGTGGAAGACAACCTGATTGTCGGTGCCGCCAAGGCCCTTGCCGGGGACTCCGTGAAGTCCGGCGAGTTCATCTTCCGCCAGGTGCAAGGAGGTAGCGGATTGGCGAGAATGAAAGAGGTGAAGGGGAATAGTCTGGTGTGGAATCAGATAATTGCAACCCCGTCTTTTACAAGTGAAACGTCTTTCACTAACGGAATCAAGTTCATCAACAACGGAGACGGAAGCGTTGATGTCGTGGTTGACACTGGCGGCGCAACGGCAGAAAGATACATGACCATCGCGGATGTTTCCCTCCTTGGCGGTCATAAGTATTACCTCCCCGATGGAACGGGAAAAGGAAATACCCTCCCGCACGCGAGATTCGTTACCTACGCCAACGGTATCTTCACTGTTAGCGAAGGCGCATCTAAGGGTCTGCGCGTCGTTTGCCCGAATGGAGTAGCGGCTGGTACGTACAAGGTGTGGGTGTATTGCTTCGACCTCACCCTTGCTGGCATCGCGTCTCAGATTTCGACTGTCGCGGACTTCACCCGCCTTTTCCCTCTGCCCTACTACGCGAACAACGCTGGCTCGATTCTGAGCAACATTACCACGGCGATGGAGGTACGAGGGTTTAACCAGTGGGACGAACAGTGGAGGAAAGGATATTACGACGTATCGGGCGTATATCATACTGATAACAACGTCTGCAACACCAATCCTATCCCTGTCTTGCCTGACACTGTATATTATTTTCAGTCACCGTCATCTACTGGTACGGTACCTATCCGTTTCTATGACGCTGGCGGCAATTACATAAGCTCTGTAAATGTGACGAACAACGCTCGTACTTTCACGACACCCGCCAATGCCAGATACATCAATTTCTATGTCAGCACAGGCTATGGACGAACCTACAACAACGATATCTGCATCAACCTCTCCGACCCCTCCCGAAACGGCCAGTACGAGCCCTACTCCAAGACGACCGTTGCCATCCCCATCACCACGATGACGGGCAAGGTGAACGGCGAGGGCGAGAGCGTTACCATCTTCCCCGAAGGTGCGAAGTCCGCAGGAACGGTCTATGACTCCATCATCGTCGATAACGACGGTTGGGCGAGAAGGGCGGTTGTGAGAACGAGGAAGTATGTGTTTACGGGAGAAGAAACGTGGCGTTCTAGAACAGGTGGAGATTGGGTATGTACCAATATCCTTGATGGTGCTGGCGCAACGGGCTCGGCCTTCCTTGCTACTAACAGCAATATTACGGGTATTGTTAACGGTCAGTCGTACTCGCAGGGTGTAACTGCTCTTGAATCCACGGGTGCTACGGGAACCGCCGTTGCTTCCGCTATCGCTGGGGCTGTGCTAATCTACACCCTCGCCACCCCCATCGAGTACGTCCTTGACACGCCGATTTACCTTGGCTTCCAAGCTGATTCCTGTGGCTCTGAGATGCAACTTCCGCAGAACACCGACACTCCCACCACCTCGCCCCTCGTCGCTGACATCATCTACGCTATCGACGCGGCGAAGGAAATCAGCAACCTGCCGACCAACTACCAGTCGCAGGACTCGATGGACGCGCTGCTCTCGACCCTCGGAACGGCGATGAACGGCACGTTCACGAAGACGTGGGATGCGACGAACAACAAGTGGACTTTCGCTTTCACACCTAACGCACAAGGAGAATAAACTATGGAACATATCACAATCACAGAACTGCCCAACGGTCTCTTCAAGCTGACGCCCGATCAGGGCTTCATGCTGATGAACTCAGCCACGCAGATGCTCTATTCCGAGGCTATCGTCAAAGAGAGGGAAATCAACAGATTCGTGGCCGTGGCCGTCGATAACGGTTAACAGTTATCACGTTAGTGCTAACTCTTTAACGCTTCTGACGAGTTGGCAATACAGCGACAGCGAGACACTAAGCCAGACAACTTCAATGAATATTTCGCGTTCTGCGAGGGCTGCAAGGATACTGCTCGCAAAGAAGTGTATGGGCCGATAGACCAGATGTTCGACGAGCTATGGCCAGCATAAAGGCAAAGATAAAGGTTTCATCACGCAAGTCTGGCACGAAACTTGCGGAGGCAAAGGTGGTCGTCGCGAAAGCTAAGCGGCGGCCGCCCGGGAAACCTTTATATCAGACGCGAGCGCAGCTGAACGTGCATATACAGAACAAGAATGGAGAGTCAAGGCAACGGAACAGATAGACTGCAGTACCTCATCAGAAAACTGAGATACATCACTCTTGCCGTACAGGTTGCTCCCTTTGCTTACACGACACTTTACATTATCTCTCTCACTTTATATTTCTTCTGTCCAGAGCCTGTCCTGCAGGTTCTGGACACTTTATTTTATGTCTCGCCCGTCGTCATCTGCGCAGTCCTTGTCGAGTCCCACATCTTGAAGCTTTGCATCTGGCACAAGAGCGCCTGCGTTCTGCCGTTGCTCCCGCAGGTGTTCGTATTCGTGGACTATCATATACTGGAGTTGACGGAAGCGGAGCGTTATGTCGCGATAGCGACGCCGCTTGTCCTCTCCGTCCTTCTCCTTGTCGCCGCATATCACGTATTCATAAAATAGTTATATGGAAGAAGATTTTATTATTGAGGTATTAGACTTAATAAGGGCTAAAATTAAGAGAGGGGATTGTACGAAAGAGCAGGCAGATGCTGTTTATAAAGTAACATCAGAATGTCTTCCTCTCTTTGCCACGGCTGATGAGATAGCCGAACATTATGGCAAATCCAGAGACGCGGTTCATAGCGTTATTAAAAATAAAATGATAGAGAAACCTCGAAAAAATGTAACTCTTTATAATTTCAAGGCTTTTCGCAAAGTAGTACCTTCATCTTGGCTAAAACACTATTGATTCTCAAATAGTTAAGTTTATTTTGCCCATTACTACATTTCTATTAAGGTTCTGCCGAACTTTGCAAGAGTTAAACCTTAAAACTCTTTTATTATGGCAGACGAAAAAACTATTATCATGCCCGACAACCAGAACAACGGTTGGGGCAATGTTCCTGCGGTATGGGCACTAAACAACGGCTGGGGTAACAACGGCTGGGGTTATGGCAACGGCCTCTTCGGTAACGGCTTCTTTGGAGGCGGCTTCGGAGCTGGAATCCTCGGCGGTATCCTCGGCGGTCTCATCCCCGGCTTCTTCGGCGGCAACGGCTTCGGCTGGGGCAACGGCGGCAACGGCGCTGCTGCAGCATCCCTCGGTGCGCAGGCTACGGCCAACTCGAACGCCGAGATGATTATGAATGCCATCAACGGCACTGACGCTGACGTGCGTCTTCTCGCGACCACCCTCAATAGCGACGTAGACAGCATCCGACTGGCCATCAACACCGTCCAGGGTGCAATCCAGACCGTTGGCGCTCAGCTTGGTCTCACTGGTCAGCAGATTATCAACGCATTGCAGATGGGTGATGCAACTATCGCTCGACAAATCTGTGAGTGCTGCTGCGCTCAGAAACAACTTACGGTTGAGCAGGGCTATCAGAACCAGCTCGCCACACTCAACCAGACTTCCACTCTGATGAATGGTATCGCCGACCTCAAGGCGACCATGATTGACCAGTTCTGCGCAGCCGAGAAGCGTGATATGCAGGATAAGATCAACACCCAGGGTGACATCATCACCCAGCTTCGCAATGAGGCCGATAACGCAAGGCAAACTAACCAGTTTGCGGCAATGCTCGCTCCGATTGCGCAGGAAGTCAACGACATTAAGTGCAAACTCCCGTCAACGGCAACTGTAAATTACCCGAATTTGGTTGCTGTAAACAGCACACCTTATATAGGTGGCTATTACAATGGCTTCAACAATTGGGGTTACGGTGTTCCCGGCGGCAGCTACTGGGGCTAATCTCTAATGAAATAGGCGGAGCGAAAACTCTGCCTATTCATAAAAAGTTTCGATTATGGCAAGATGGCCCTATCAGTATGTTAATATCAACGGCATCCCGACAATTCAGTCGCAGTCCGTTGTCGTCTCAGACACATCGGTGGACTTTAAGTTCCGCCCCGACTGGGACCGCAGACCCTTCCGTGGACTCATCCTCGTAAATCTCTCCGAGGTTATTCCCGAAGGAACTACCGCCTCGCTGCCGATACGCTTCTCTATGGCCGGAACCACGAGCAATGTGACGCTCGCCGGCGGAGATAACCTAACGGTAGCCGACCTTCCCGGAGTAGGTGTATACTTACTTTACTATGACAGGCTGGCAGATACACTCCAGCTTCTTAACACAATGATTTAAACTTAGAAAACTATGCTCAGCACACTTAGACAAGGAACGCCCGTATTCGTGATTTTCCGAAACGGCCCCCGCGTCGCAACCGCGAAAGTTGCTCAAATATCAAGTCAATATCCACCTCAGTTCAACATGCAGATGGGGCAGATGGGAGCGAACATGTCCCCAATGTTCGACCTCACCCTCGAAATGGATGGCAAAACAGAACTGTTCCAAAGAATTCCGGTCAACACCTCTATCGCCGAATTTCCCGAGAAGGGAATAATCCTCAGCGAGACTCGTGACGGAGTAATCAATGAGGTTTCAGCTATCCGAGGTAATGCAGTTTCGGAACTGGAAAAACGCTCATTCTACGAGCAGACGGTTACCAATTGCGACCAGATTCTTATGGAGGTCAACCCGGAGCTGAAGCGAGAGCAGGAGCAGTCCAGCAAGATTGCAAAGCTCGAGGAACAGATTGCCGGGATGAGTGAGCAGATAGCGGCGATGACGGGATTGTTGTCTAAGTCGCTGGGCGCTAAACCTAAAAAGGAGGAATAACAATGTCTTATAGAGTTATCAGCATGAGAGACGGTCATTATGGTCGCAAATCTTCTGACGCCCATGAATTCTACGAGGCTATGGATATGGCTAAAGAGGGAATGGAGCGTATTTGCGAACTTGCTGAAGAGATGATGGATCAGTACGGTTATGGCGAGCGCTACAACCGTCGTGACCATGAGATGTGGCCGGATGATATGCCGCCTTATGGCGAGCGCCGTCGCAGGGACAGTCGCGGAAGATATATGTAATCTAAACCGACATGGGGCGGGGAGACTCGCCCCTTAAATAATTAATGTTATGACAGAAAGGCTTGACTTATTCGACGATATACCACAAGGTATGCGAAAATATTTATCCTTCAACGGCTTTCACTTTTCCAAGCCGATGTATCTCTGGGCGGTTTCGATGCTAAAGGACCGCAACGGGAATAAGGTCGACTATATGGAGAAGGAGCAAGTGATGGACATTTTAAGACGAAACAATGTAACTGACTTGCCCGATATGGGTTATGATATTCCGTTTGTGTATTTGCGCAAGAAATCCGATTCGCTCGGAGGCTCAATTCCCGATGAAGCTCATCTTGCCCTGGCCGTTAAAGAGTTTTTCACGGACAAAGACGGCTACGACACGATGGCTTTTGATGAATTCTTAGCAAAGGTAAGCGCCAAGGGAATATCCGTGCCTTGGGAAGATCTTCTGTAGAAAATGATTTACCGCCGCGTAGATATTGCCGACTGGACTATCCGCTTTCTGTTTTCCTTCGATAGCTCTGACAGGGTGCGTGTCGTGGACTCTCTTCTATGGGCCGACGCACCAGACTCTCTAATCTTTCATATAACGGAAAACATGAAAGCGGGCCGCTTAAACGAAGGCTTTTGCTACAGCACACCTTCGCTTAGGCGGACTGTCCTGGGCACTGGACTGGCGGAATCGGGACCTGAAGTGCTAAACACCATGATTCATGAAATAATTCACATCTGCCAGCATATAGCACGGGAGGATGGAATAGACCCTCTCGGCGAATCCTTTGCCTATTTAGGCGGGGACATCGCCCGGGAGGTATCAGATATAGTCTGCGAACTTTCGTGCCCAAATTGCGGCAAAAGAATGGCTTTTTGAGGCCACTCCCCCGTTAGGTTTTCTTGCGGTTTTAACCTGGCGGGGGATTTTTTATTGTCTTTGAGGTAGAACTTGTATCGTTGGAGGTACATTTTCTGCATCTGGCGACAGTATTTGCGGTACGGCTCGAAGCTGGATGTCGATTCGCATGATATCCAAAGAGCTATATTGTGATTGATTTTTTCCAGCCTTTTGGCTTTGTATCCAGGCGCCTCAATTGTGCGCCTCGCGATTTTTATTGATAGTGCTTTCATTCGGTTAGTAATATTGGTCTGTGGTCAGAGAGGATTCCGTCGGTACAAATAAGTTCAGGTCTGCCGGGATCGCGCACGCCCAAGGCAAATAGGTCTATTTTCGCCGGAAATGAGAGTTCCTGAAAGCATAGTATATCCGGGTCGATTTGGCTAATAACGTCGGAAATGCGCTCCATTCTGAGCTTCCAGTACCAATCTGAATTTTTGTCGCGGTCTCTGGTCCAGACGCGAACATTGTGGCTAAGAATTTTCATCTTTTCTTTATCGTTTTGTAGGTAAGTTTCGTTCTCTTTTCAAGACCGAGATTCTTGAGTAATTTCAAACGCAATTTCTTGGGAAGACTATATCCGCCCAATAGTTTGAATAATCCGTAACGGTATTTTTTGCTATCGTTAATCTCAATGGTAAATGTTCCATCCACTGACGGATAACCGTTACGGTTTATTTCATCTGCAAGCATTATCGCTGACATCAAATCAAGTTCTGGAGCATTGACAACTTCGCCAAATATGATAGGCTCGTCCTCGCCAAGCTTCCTCAGATACACTTTCATATCTGTGGGCTTATAGTCATTATATTCTTCGAATGGCATGGCTACATCAGTTTTTTGAGGTCTTGATAAAGCGACTTTACTAATTCTCCATACTTGTTTGTATCTGGATATTTACAGTAAATGAAAGCATCAAGGGCTTCCATCTGTTCCTCGCTGGGCTTCCAAGTGACGCGATTGCGGAGGGAGTTAAGCCAAGCAATAAGTTTGGCAGCGAAGTCTTTTACCATCTTATCCGTCACAAGAGTATAGCTAAATTCAACATTATGAATTACGGCCTTTAAATTTTCTTCATCCTCTTCGCTCCACTCTTGCTTTGGCTGGGGACGGAGGGATTTGAGCCAAGGATAATACTTTTGGTATGTTTCTTCGGTTATCCTATCGCCACGCATACAAGAAAGTAAAGACATAAGGTTGCGCCGAATTTTCTCGTCTTCCTCGCTCCACTCTGCGGGCTTCTGCTCTTTTGCTGGCATACCATACCATTCGGGATGTTCCGTGCAATCTACATAGACACCTTGAGGCTTCTGCTCTTTCTGCTTTTCCTCGCCATCATACTCACGGATGGCATATTCAAGTTCAGTAAGGTCGCCTGACACATCTGCGGATAAGTCTCCAGCAAGCCAGTTACTCAGCACCCTCCTTGCAGCCTTGATAACCCGTTCTGACTTTGCATCAGTAGGTTGCTCTTTCTGCTTTTCGAGGTAGGCGAGGCCATCTTTGAACATAGCAAGTTCTTTCTCGGATTCAACATCTTTTGGTGATACTCTCAAGTCATGTTCAATACATCCGATCCACTCAGAAACATGCTTCACAAGGAATTTCCTTATCCTCTCGTCCTCGCTGTCCCTCAACTCGGCTATGCAACATTCAAGGCATATCTTCTCCTTGTCAGTGCAGCCATCTTTTATCCATTGCCTTGCGGCTTTCAAAGTCGCATCGTAGGCTTTTGCTTTTTCATTTACGTCCATAGTATTACTTTATCAATTCAAATTCATAAACAAAAACATAAGGATTGCTCTCCCATGTGCCCTTGCCGGACACCTTGTCTATAAGGACGGAAAAGGCATCGCGAGATGTGTGATATATCATTCGGGAACCTTTGAAGGTGTAGCCACTGTCCCAGTACGTTATGCCGTCATGGTCTTCCTGTTCGAATGGCTGGTGATATACGCCTTCACGAATGCAGTCTTCCGCGCTTATATCTTGCAACCTTTCGACGCGGACATTGGTGATGCGGATTTGGTGGGGCATTAACTCTGCCATGACATACATCACTCGACCACCGAATACGTGCTCAAAGTAGAAATCCTTCGTTATACTGGATCTTGAGCCGTAGGTTTGTTTCAAGTACTCATAGACCTCACGATAGTTCTGCGCAACGGCCACGACCTCGCCGGGCTTGTATTTCGGCAGGATATTATTTATCATACCTCCTTCTTCGTCGAGGGCCATCACTTCTACAATCTCGTCGCAACCGGGCCGTTTACAGATTGCAAATCCAGACACCCACTGGCCCTCCATCGTCTTGGGAGCCTTGATTATCCTCCGCGTCATAGTCTTGCGACCTTCCAGCACTGCTTGCGTGAGGCCGTACTTGTCATTGAACATTATCTTTTTCATATCACAATCAGTTAGGGGTTTAACTTTTTATATTTTGTTTGTTCTATTGCCTCATAAATTGATTGTAATGCCGCATCATAACCTTCGTAGTATTGCTTCAAGGGATTATCATTTGGCATTTCGTGAGCATTTGTAACTCTACTATCAATCATTTTAAGAATATTGTCCTTGAGGATATATTCAAGATTTTCCTCATCAACCACTTTATGGTCAGTCCAGATATTTTCTTTACAAAAAATCTGAATGTAGATTTTGTCTGGTGAGTTCATTTCTCGTCCTCCTTGTTATGAATTACCTTTACGATAAACCCTCCGAAGATCGTGGCTACGATGACCCACAGTCCCAGCCAATGCCAGAAGTTGCCGAAGAAAAATTCTACATATTCCATAGCTATACCTCCTATTTGCTTTTAAAATAAATTTTATATGTTGTAGATTGTGTTTCATTAGAATAAGTAACGATTTTTTCAACCCTATATTCGGCACACTCTATGATTTTATATTCATCATCATCGTGCCAATGAATTAGAGATGAGGTGATACATATTGCCGATAATACACCGCAGAACATAATGGGTATGACACGATACTCTTCATCTCGATTGCAAATCATTTTAACTAAATGAAATATCGCACATACAGCTAACATTACACCAATTGAAAGGCATACTATACAAGCTATCATATTTGCACTCATAGCATTATTTCAAGATTTGATTGATTTTCTTTTTAATATTATTCACATACCCTCTGGTCATTTCGATTATATTCACTTCGGGATTCTTGGAGAGGGCATAGATGAGTAATGGATTATGCACGACGCATATAATCTGTGTTTGCGGCTTATGGAATGACAGGACACCCTTTATTTGCCCGATATTCTCGATGTCGAGATTACGATCCGGCTCATCCATCAAAATTGTCCACTCGTCGCCAGCAACCTTGTGTTGCTTGATATATGCGCCATAATCCTCTCTCTGCTCTCCAATTTTATCGTAATTAAATTTAAGTTTAGCGTTTTCACTAAACATGCGTTTAAACATGGCACTTAATGCGACAACAACACCCTCTCCCGTCGATGAATGTTGTTGTGTATAATACTCGGAAAAAGCATTTGTGTTTGACAATACTTCATCGTTATGTTTTTCGTTGGCATGGCAGAGCCTGAAAGTGTTTAGTTCGTAGTCAGCAAACACATCAATGCCATCGGGTAGATTTTTGTCTATACCCCATAGGCGATTTAGTGTTGAGTTAAACATTCCAAGATCGCATTCTTGCTTGTCAACTATTAAGTATGATTCAATAAGTTTCATCAGCGTTGTCTTTCCACAGCCATTCTTACCGACAATGATGTTAACGCCAGGTTTAAACTCATACTCACTACCATTCTTAAAGGCTTTCAATTCTGGCAAATAATGCACTGGGGATTTAGTATTATCCCTTATAACAACTTTTTGTACCATAATCTATTCCCCCATTATCTCTTCCACGGCCATAGCCATTCCTTGCACGAGTGCAATCGCCGCATCCTCCGACTCCGCCATAATATGACCGAGCGAGTTTATTAGTACAACTCTAACTTCATCTGCATCTTTAACTCGCACCCAGGAAGTGCCAACATCGCCCTTGTGGATGAGCATCATTCCGTGGAATCCATTATCGACAAGCCAAGTGACGATTTCATTCAGTTTTGTGGTATCTTCCGCCGACGGCGCGTAGCCATCTTGTGATTTCATTTGTTCCATAGCTTTATAAAATTATTTCTTTTGATATTCTACATAATTGAAGTGCGTGTTGTAATTCGTGTACATAGTTTACATTAAATCTATCAAACGAACCATATTTTGATGTGTAAGATTCTATCTTTAATACATTGGGATAATCGTTGCGCCATAGAATCGTATACTCGTGAGTGTGAATAATCCATCCGGGATATCCAAGTTTTTCAAATCCATTCTTTTCCAATATTTCTGGAGTAATAGGGATTGGCTCAGCAGCTCCAGCCGGTGCGATCCTTATCGTTTCGTTTAGTTTGTCAATTATTGCTTGCCAAAAAGGCTTTAGAAGTTGTGTGTGTGTATTTATCATCATTTCTTTCGCCCACTCAATCAGAGCATCCTTTCTGATATACTCTATATCGCCTTCAAACTTTTCATCAAGGATATGGAAGGCAATCAGGTCGGTATCGATGTAGATTTTGTCTGGTGCATCCATAGCTTATTTCCATTTATTCTTGTAAAACTCCCTTACTGGGATTCCGTTAATAGTCTGAGGCTGAATTGTCGAGGGCACACCTCGATAGTTGTATATCTTTTGGGGAAAATTCTCTCTACGCAACAGACTGGCGAGTATAGTCATATCGGCCCATCCTGTATTCTCAAATGGCTTTGGCGCAACAACATGATATGTTTTCTTGCCGTCCCAATAAAGAAGGCCCCACTTTTCAGGCAGTTCTTCTGGTTTTATGACTCCTTCTGGGCAGAGATACCAACGTAGCCTGCCAGCCTGTCTGCCAGCATTTTCAGCAACAGTGCTTCTGTGCCATTTCTTTTGGTCGGCCACAAAATCGGCATGGGAAACCTTAACTTCGATAATCGCACTATCACAGAAGTTACCAAGTCCCCACACGTCGGTATTTTCAGTATCCCATGTACAAAGTTCAACAGCTACATAGTTGTATTTCTTGCAGACATGGCAGAACTCGGAGTTGTGGCATGGCTTCTTCTGGCATCGTTCATAGTTCCATTTCTGACGATGTAACCACTTTGCGCCCTCGACGCATAGTTGGTAGTGTAAGCTATCTGTTTTACTCATTTTCATCCTCCTTGACTATGATGATTTTCACTGGTTGTGTTGAACCATTCCAAATCTCTGGCACTTTTTCCAAAAATATTATTGGCCGCTGTAGATGCGGGCCATACCCAAGAGTTCCCTCCACCGCATCCTTCATCAATTCCATCCTCTCGTCTCTTCGCCCCATCTGATAGGACTTGTCTGCTACATGAAGCATCGCTTTGCCATGTTGTCCAAGCTCATAGAAGTGTTTTGCAATATCAGTCGCGACTCTCGGTGTCAGATTGTATCCTGCATCAAAACAGTATTGTACGGCTTCTCTTTCCAAATCGTTATAATCTGTAACTGGTTCGTCTGGCAGGGTGTCGATATACGAAAGCACCCATTCCAAAGTGCGAATAGAAATCGAACCGCCACAATCTCCATAAGCCGCTATATTGCCTTCTTCTAAATGTATCTGCCTTTCAATCTCGGCCTTGATTTGTTCCTTGATGCTCATAATCAATTAATCTAAATCAAATATTTCAAGTTCAATCTTCTTTTGCAATAACTTTGAAAATGTTTTATTATGTTGGCGTGGAGTTAATTCACCGCCAATTGAACCATAAAGAGCTCTGCGTTTCATACGCTTAGGATGTCGATTATCATAGTCTTCATAATAACCGGGCTCATGTCTATCACCTTTTGCATTCCAATAAGTGTCTTTACATTTCCTATTGCAAAATGCCTGAGAGTATTGTATTTTTTTAAACACAGTACCACAAATGGGACATGTTATCATTTTACCAACACTTGCCTCTTTATTACTTATATATGTTCTTTTTCTTGTTGTCATTTTATTGCTCATTTCTCTTCCTCCTTTGCCTTATAATATGCTTGTTATTTTACCTCAGTAAATTCACCGCCAACAAGCCTATATGGTGTGTCGGCCTTGATTCTTTTACCGTCAACAAACTCTGTCTTTACAAACTTTGGAACTTGTCTTCGCTTTTCGTCAGACCATTTCCATTCGGTAAGGGTAATCCACGAACCTTTTTTCGCGCTCACAACGCAACCATGTCCGGCGCAGCATATAACTGAATCCTCCCCAGTAGATTTTATCTTTGCGGAGTCCCCTGACGAGCCTATCTTTGCGTAGTCCCCTGACGAGCCTATCTGTGCGGAGCACCCTGACGAGCCTATCTGTGCGGAGTCCCCTGACGAGCCTATCTGTGCGTAGTCCCCTGACGAGCCTATCTGTGCGGAGCACCCTGACGAGCCTATCTTTGCGTAGTACCCTGACGAACCTATCTGTGCGTAGTCCCCTGACGAGCCTATCTGTGCGGAGTACCCTGACGAGCCTATCTGTGCGCAGCACCCTGACGAGCCTATCTGTGCGAAGCGCCCTGACGAGCCTATCTGTGCGTAGTCCCCTGACGAGCCTATCTTTGCGTAGGTTTTACCATTATCTGATAACTCTCCATTTTCTACCTCAATGTTTACAGGTGACGTTTTCTCTTTGACCCATTCGACAGCTGCTCTGATGAAATCACCAAGTTTGAGTTCGGCTTTTACTTTGATTTTCGAGGACGCAACCTCTGTTGAGTTGTCATTGTCCTTATCTAATGTTCCTGATTGTTCGACGACACAGAATCTGTTAGGTTTGCCGTTATCATCAAACATAGAATAGTGGTCGAGTACATCGAATGGATTCTCACAGGCATGAAAACCTTTTACGCAGCATATGATGTCGCCTTCCATTTCATATTTTTTTCCGACCTCATACTGAAAATCTCGGCATTTAAGGTCTTTGTCAAAACCTTTGTAGGCTATTATTTGTTTTTCTTTTTTCATGTTTTCTATCAATTACATTTATCAGTGTCAATTCCAAACAAATCACAGGTCTTTCCGTTACTGCCACCACTGAATCATTCAATCCTTGCATCAATTTCTGATATTACTTTCATCATCTTCGTTTCAAATTAATGGGCGCGAAATATCCCTTTATTTCAGTCAGATATTGTTAAACTTAATTATTCCGCGCCCGGGTTAAACTATTCGTCTTTCTTTTCCATTGCGTCTTTCATGGCTTTCAATCGGGCTAATACCGCCGGATCAAATACCATAGCCTTTGCTGCCGCCAAAAGAAGAGCTTGGTCTTCCGAGGCTCTCTCAACAATATCCGCGACGACTCGAGCGACATCGAACCATCCGGGGCCCGCTTCCACTTGCTCATCCATCACAAAGGAGCCATCTTTCATTATTGCGAATTTCACATCGCTCGTTACAAGAATAGGGGGTTTTTCCATAATTATTTTTTTTAATAAGCTAATTCAACGGAGCTGCTAAACTCCACAAATTCACAATCACTCTTTTCGCCAGGGATTTCCTCGATGCGGTCAATATCAATACCGCACACACCAATCCGCAGTTCATTGGCGAAATCATAAGAACGCGCAAGAGCATCAGCCCTTGCCTCATCTTCAGCCGCGACACACAAAATTACGAGATATCTGCGCGACTCGAGCCTGGTGTGTATGGGCGCGTCTCTCAAACCTCCGCCCCAATCATCAACCTCTAAGTATCCGCTGACATCGACATCTACATCATAAACTTTCATGGCTATATCTCTCTCTGTATCTCTTTAGCCCATCTCGAAAGCAGTCCCTCAGAGAGCATCTTGCCCTCTCTGGTTCCATATTTCTCCGGGTTCTTTTCGTATAACTCCTTTGCCTCGGCAAGGATCTTCCTGCGCGGGGTGCCTTTCAGCAGCTGGATAGTTACCATCGTATAGAGTGCCGACGACTCTCGCCATTCCCGAGCCTGAGCTGCAACATTCTGAGCCGATATGCGCGACGCCTTCGAGGTGTCACAGCCCTTCTTACGACCGAGGTGTGTTGTCCAGTTGCCGTTCTTACTGAAGAAGCCGCCATCCTCCTCGATTTGCTTCTTACGCTCAGCGAGGGCTATCTTCGTGTTGATGCGACCAATCTGTGCAGTGCGCTCGTGCATAGCGAACATAATCGTCAGAATAAATCTGTCACAGGACGGAAGGTCGCAGAATATCAGATTGCGCTCTCCGACTGCATCCAAGATTTCCAGAGCCTCCTGGGCGTTACGGCAACGGTCAGTCTTGGCGATGACTAAGACGTAATCATTCTCTTTGCAGAGGTCGATAGCCTTCCAAAGACCTACGCACTGGCGCAGCTTTGTGCCTGTATGTACATCAGTAAAAACCTCGACCGGCTCTCTTCCCATAAAAATTCTCGCTATGGTATATTGGGCCTCCAAGCCCAAACCCGACGCGCCCTGTTCCTTGGTCGACACGCGACGCCATAGAACATACGGACGAGCCTCTTGAATCGTCTTAATCTCTATCTTCTTCTTTTTCATATCATTTCCGTGCCAGCATATCGTCCAAATATGCGATGAACATTATCAATAGAAACATTGCTATTTCCTTTCGTTAAAAATCTCTGGTATAAAACTCAGAGCGCATAGTATATACAAGATTAAATACATATCATACCTCCTCGAATGATGTGTAGTTCTCCACCGTGTTAAAAAGTTCTCCGGTTATCGCTATGGAGTAGTGACGACCGTCGAGAACAAAATCACATTGTAACTTCGACCCGGGCGCGTAATCTAGGTTCAGCGCTTGACGAATCTCCCTAAAGACACTCTTCGCCATATCAAGTGTGGTGAAGGCGCCTATGCATATCGTCTGCCGATTCCCAGTGAAAAAGCTCTGTGTGCCGTGTAATAAACTAATATAATACATAACTATTTCGTCTCCTTACAAAAATCATACCGAATAAATCTTTCTATCCATTATGTGAAGTTTTTAATGTATTCCTTACATTTTCTGTCCGTGAAGGCTTCAATATCCTCCACATAATCGTGAACCTCTAAGAATGTTGCATCTTTCTCGATATTACCGGCCCACCACTGTTCAAACTCCTCCGCCCAGTCACGCATCATTTCCAACAGTTGGCGCGAATCTTCATCGAACCTATTGTTATCGCCGTAAAGAAAAAGCATCGGCCAGGCGTAGAGCGTCACCTCCTGGATACTCTCGCCCAATAAGTGCATTTCTGATGTCATTGCAATTCCTCCTCCATACAAAAATCATTTCCGTATTGTACAAATTTTGCCTTCCAGAGCTTCGTGTTGTCCGGCACCTCAACACGCTCGAAGTTACAGAACAAAACATTCCGCCCCTCGTAGTCATTGGGTTCCGTCTCGCATTTTGCCTCAATGAACGGATACTCATCTCTCGAGATCACTATCCATGATTGCTGCTTATACAAGAAATGTGTTCCGACAGGAACCTCTGTGATGCTAGCTTTCATTGTCCTTTATTTTTTCGAGTAGATTTTCGATATCTACTAATGTATTGAAAATTACCTCTTGCTTTTTAAGTATGTCGCCTAGTAATTTCGGCACCAACTCTAAAAATCTTTGCTCAAGTACAGTCATACCCTACGCCCCCACCGCTATCAGCTGCGTCACATCGAACTGCCTCCAGCCCTGCGCATCCAGGTCAAAGTACCTGAACCACTGCGCTACGTCCGGCTTGGGTTCACCCTTCGGCTCCCACAGCGTGCCGTCAGCCAGCTTCATGAGCCTGCGACTCAGCGTGCCGACAGCGTTTCTGATTGAACTATCTTTCTTGCGATACTGAAACGCCATTGCGCCTTCCAGCATCTTCTCCTCGAGGAGCATAACCTCGTCAGCCTTGAATCCCTCAAGACCGAGCTGAATCAATTGATCTTTTGTCTTCATTTTCCTTCTATCTCTTTTAATTGTCTCACTAATACGCGAATCCTCTCGCGCAGCGTATCTGCCGTGTCGCTCAGTTTCCAGCCACAGCAGACACCGTTGCGGTTCAGCGCCTGCAACACATTGGGATGATCCGTCCCAAGAAATTGCATACAGTCCTTCACTTTCTCGAACTCCTTGCGCTCGCCAGTCTCTACATTAATCGCGATGACGCCTCTATTTGCCCTTGCCATTCTTTCCGAATTTTATATAATCAATATATTCCTTCCACATACCGGCCGTGTCGAACTTCAGGACACGACCGTTAATCTTACTCTGATGCCATCCTTGGCTGTCTCGAGAACATAGCCATAGTAAACCAGGACTGCCATTACATTTCCTCCTCCAAGCAACCAAGCGCCGACTCAAGTGCATCACTGCAATCCTGAAGTCGCTCAATATTATCCTCCATCTGTATCCCTCTATCACTCTCCTGCACGCCCTCGGGAAGATTGTCGTAAGCTTCCTGCTCTTCGTCCAGAGCTGTGTCAATTCTGTCTTTTGCCTGCTCAATGAGGTCTTTTGCCTCGCTGATTTCTTTTCTTCTTTGTCTGTTCATACCAATTTGTGTTAAAAGTTAGTTTAAAATTTCCTTGCAATAAATGTGCCACAATTAGCGCTTCAGTTGAAAATGTTCACAGGGTTTGCCGTAATAGGGTTGGGCGTAAAACAACCCGCCATTGCCCTTTGGTTTCATCTCACAAACGATTGTCGAATAGTGCGGATTCTTTAAGGCGTGACCGGGCACCCAATGAATACAGTCTTTGCACCGGTACTCGCCCTCCCCTAAAATCGGTGAACGCGCCTTTCGTTTCTGTACCTTAATCGTAGTCGGATTGATGACTATAACCCTCAAATCTTTGGGAATGCTATAAGTCCCTTCTTTTAGTGTTTCCATATTAGTGTGCTTCAAATAGTATTGTCTGTCCCTTTCTGGCGGACCAACCCCTAAAATCGGTGAACGCGCCTTTCGTTATTTTCCTCATACTAAGATTACTTCTAAATTGTTAGAGAATAGCATATACATTCGAAGGTCTTTGTTGTACACCTTCGTGGTCCCGTCGCCCATATCCTTGGTGACGCGGTATTTGTAGTGCTGGCCAGCATAGGACGGCTCTGTCGGGAGCGCATCCGTATGCCCAGGGATAATAAATGTCGCACCCTTCCGCAGAGTGCCGAGCCGTTTAGTTCCTTCCATTGTCTTTCTTATTTTTTATATAGTCAATGTACTGCTTCCACACATATATGCGGTGTCAAACTTGCGGATAAGGCTGTTTCACTTTCTATTAGTGGCATCAGTAGGCAGATACCCATATCTGTCTTTGCGTAGGCCGCCTTGCGCGCGGAACCTACATTCAGCTCCGTGGCTCCGCAAAAATCCATAGCGGACAGAAGCCTGTCGAAGAGCTCTGCCTTAAAAAATGCGGGACCTACCTTGACGCACCATTCTGTTTGGAACTTGCATCCCTTACCATTGATGGTCTTATATGCCGTCCTGCGTTCCGTCAGCCAGTCGTAGAACTTCTGCGCGTCAATCTGGTATGCCGTATATCCATCCGGCTTCGGGATGACTGAGCGCCATTTCGGATATACTTGTGACGTTTCAAAGCTGCCGTCAGGGAGCAGTACCTTGCCCTCCATATCATCGGCATAGTCTTCCTTTATTGCGACCAGGATATGTGCATCAGATGCGACCTTAAAACCCTCATTATGGAACACGCCATTCATTACTGGTCTTAAATTATCTTTAGCCACATAGTTGAATATGTTGAACTTTCCCTTCTTTGCGTCGGTCATTGCCTCGGCGCGGATGACCTGCTGGATGAGGTTCGCGAGGGACTTGTAGTCGTGGGCGATTTTCTCGCCGTTGTAGAGAGCGTTGAGGTTGTTGTAAACCTCGGAAAGTTTGGTGATGCTTGTCTGTTTCATGGTTGTTTTGTTTTTAGTTGATAAATTCAAATTCTCTTTCCTTCCCTCCGGAATAGTCCTTGCCAATCCAGTCAGGGATAATCTGCTCCAAGACTCCGACGAGTGTATTGAGGTTGTCGCACTCCAGATTCTCGGTCCCGAACTTCTCGGTCATGTACTTGTCCGCTTCGTCGCACCTGCTTGTGACGTGCCATCCTCCGCCCAGTTCCTTCGGGTACTTTTCGATGTGGAAGTATGTGTCAAGTACCCTCTGCCAGGGCCAGTATTCCGGCTTGTCGCGCTTGACTTTCACAAGCACATTCTTCGGCTGGGTATTAAACGCCCCCTTGTAGCCGGCGCTTTCTAATTTAATCTGCATTTTCTTCGATAAGATTTATAAGTTCGTCAACTGCTGCCTGAGCGGCCTCGACCTTCTCGTAAAGGTCTCCGTAAGGCCAATTCGGTGCATAGGTCGCGTAAGCGTAGATGTTCTCGCGGATGGTGCGCAGGTTGTCTACGGCAAATGATGTGTCTTTCATAGTTAGTCCTCCTACCAGATTCTATTTACTTTCACTTCAAGATACTGCCTATCGCGCCCTTCCTCGTCAACGTAGGTCTGCCCGACCATCCAGCCTTCAAGGTGTATGTCCTGCCCCTTCTTAATCACGATATTCCCCCAGTAGGTGCAGTTGAACCAGGTCGTGCTGGCAACCGCACCATCACGATTCTTAAACATAGTATTCACGGCGACGCTGAACCGCACAAGGCGCTCGTTGCCTATGATTCTCTCATCGACCGCACCCACGCGGCCAATCAATTCGATTTTTGATAAGTGTTCCATAAGATTAGAAGTTAAGATTATACTGATTCTTTCCGTCCACTTTTGTGAACTCATGATTGAACTTGTAGTTCTGGTTGCGCACCGTGACGACCGCCTTCCAGAGCTCATCCTCCGACAAATCCTTCAGCCTGCGCCATTCCTCATCCACAAGGGCACAGACGGCCTTGAACCCGTTGTGCGCCCTCGTATCGCCACCAAATAGGCCGGCGTCAAACCTTCGATAGAACTCTGGGAAAATTCTCTCGGAAACTTTCTGCCTCATCTTTCCGTCCTTGCGTTTCTGAATCTCCTCGTCCGTCAGCAAACGGGCCACCTCCTTGAACATAGCGACGACCTCCTTTCGCTCCACAGTGATAGGATAACGCCTGGCGTCTCCGTCATCATACCACTCTCCGGGAATTTTGTTGTTCCCGTTGATGGCGTCCCATAGCGTCATACACACGGTCCCGTCAGTCTTGTCGCCCTGCCAATAGATGTCGATAGAAACGACGCCCTCATTGTTGAGGTGTACGCCCTCGATGCCGTGCGACCAGTTGTAGTTGTCGTGTACATACTCCCTGCTAAACGAAATGGTCTTCCATCCGTAGCTCTCTCCCCAGGCAAAATCCTTGTTCGAAAGGATGTCCTTCATTACAGATGCTGCCTTATCAAGGTTGCCGCTGGTCAGCACTTTCGTGTAATCTGCTGCGTTCATAATTACTTATTTCGTTTGATGGTTATTGTATAGTTATCAAAGGAGATGACCTGCTTGTCCCCTTCATCTTGGACCATAAAAGCGCTATCACCCTCGACATACTTGTTGAAGAATTTCCGCTGTGTGCAGTAGTTAGTATTCATACCGAGGACATCATAGAGGTCCTGGGCAAAGAGTATCAGTTCGTCCATATTACCAGTGTGCGTCAAAAATGTTACCTATCTGTCTTGTTTCTCCGGCATAGTAAATCGCATCTTCCACAAAGTCAAGCGAGGTCATGCCGTAATCCTCTACAAAGAGAGTATCAAATCTGCGAAACTTTGTGCCTGCGCAACGAAAATCATAACCGCTTATCTGCTGCTGACCCGCCTGCTCAAACAAATCTTTCGCTTGCTGTAGATAGTAGTCGTAGAGGGTGTTCTGTATGGTTTCCTTGTCGCAGTAGGTTATTGTTTCCTTTTCGGTGTCAATCGTGGCGATACCATCGAGAAGTTCTCTAAACCAATCAGATGTAATCACCTTGCGGCGGTCTTCCTCATTGTAGATGTCGCCATAGTAGTCCGTGTGCCTATTAAGGCAGCAATCCTCGTAGTTGAGGTCAATGTCCCAGTCCTCTCTGGGGAGGTCGATGGGTTCAAGTTTGATAATCGGGAAATGCATAGTTACTCAAATTTTATCGTTGTTTTTAATCCCAGCGCATCCGCCCACTGGATCATTCGCTTCAGCGTCAGACCGCCCCGACCGTGTTCTATTTCAGACAGACGCGCACGTTCCGTGCCCATCCGTCGCGCCAGCTCGGACAAACTCACGCCTGCATCCTGCCTGCGTGTCTTCAACTCGCTAATCACTTGTTCCATATTAATCCTAAACATACTGCCACACATCAATGCTTTATTTGCCATTACCTTGTCCTCCTTGAAATAGGGTTCTTTGCATATTCATAAAGGCCCGACTCAATCTTGTCAAACTTGTCGAGCACCCTTTCAAGGTCATTGATATATATCTGCTTATAGTCGCGGTATCTTGGCGTGAAGTCAAACCGCTTCACATTGCCGTGACGGTCTATCCTAAGATGCTGGTTGCCACAAGCACCTCCATTGGCGATTCCGAAATAGCCCGTCATTGAGAAGTTCCTCGCAGGGGCATCCAAATACGGATGGTCGCACCAGAACCCGACACGATGGTCAATGCCATCCGTGCAATACAAAGGGCTCTCAAGTTTGTAGCGACCGGGAACGCTTGTCGGGCCAAGATAGAAACCATTATTGGTCAGAGCCTCGGCCACATCGAACATCGCGCCCAGCCGTGGCGCAAGGGCTTTGATTTTCGCTTCAAGTTCCTCAATGTAAGCATTCCGCTTCGCCTCCTTGTCCATCGCCTCCTCGTTGAGTGCTTTCCTCTTCGCTATAATGCCACTGATTATTTCATCGCGAGTCGGCTCAGGGTCGGGCACTTCCACGAACTCAAGAAATCCGCTGCCGTTTTTGACCTCAAGCCAATCTTTGCCGCACGGTGCTTCCTCGTAGGCACTCGCAAAATCCCTCAACGAATCCGCAACGAATCCCTCGTCGCAGGTCAATACTACTCTTACTTGTCTCATAATTACTCTACACTTTTAATAAGTTAAATACATTTCTCTCTCTTGCTTTTTCATAATTTTGATTTGGTTAATCGTGTTTCGATGAAATCTCCGTGGCTCACTTTGTCCAGGTCCAGTCCGTCCAGGAAGTTCCTGATAAATTCGCTGTCGTAGTTCATAATACTATCGCTTTAACTGTTATTCTGGCCACATTATTATCTCTTTCGCAATGTCCTCCCAGTCCTCGAAGAAGTCCAAACTCACTTCGTTATCGTCGCACCACTCACTCACACAATCCTCAATCTCGTTGCGGAACCCCGGGTCAATCGGCATATGCCGGCCAATCATCCGAACGGCCAGCTCGCTCTTAACGTCCCAGTCAACTATGTTCTCGGCGCAGTAACGCGCCACTTCCTTACGGCTGTCCATAACTCTTCTTGATTTTATTGATGATTACCTCCTGCTCTATCCTGGCGAAGTCCTCGAACTTGTCGATGCAGAAGTCGGCCCCATCCATCCAGTCCTCATTGCTCTGCTCGGTGATATTCGAGAAGCAGGACACCATTACGGTCCCATCGAGGTCGATGAAGATAGTCTGGACGGACACCCATTCCCGACACCGCTGGAAGTAGTACGTCAGCCCCTCGCGGTCGTACATGCTGATGATGCGCTCAGCATACTCTATGCCAAGGTCGTCTCGATGATGCTCATTCCAAGGTTCACCGAAGCGGATTATCAAATCCTTGATTGTATCCATAGTTAGTCCTCCCATTCCTCAAGAAACTTCTCGAACTGCTTACAATTCCATTCATCATTTGTCGCGTTCTGCCAATACTCGCACGCGAAGACATCTTTCGCTTCCGCATCAGCGTCAGGAAACTTCTCGTCCAAAACCTCATAGGCGTGATCGAGCCAAAATTCTTCCATATAATCTTTCGCGTAGTTGAACATCAAGTCGTAGATGTCACCAACACTCCGCCAATCCGCATCCACAACCTCGCTTAAGCCCGTCCAATTCCACGCATCCTTTCCCTTGTCATAGATGAATAGCTCAAACCAGTTATTATCGTCCACGAATACGCGCTCATCGTCACCATATGTGCCGTTATGAAACAGCGCCTTCAGCTCATCAGGAAAATCCATCGGACTCTTAAACACCTCACCATTGAACACCACTCGTACTTCACCACACACCCGCAGCTCAACGAGAAGGTTGAAGTCTTTTATCTCCAATGTGACCAGAGACTCGCCAGAGTCCAGCTCCATTGAGTCCCTGATATTAACCAAGTTGTCCCAAATACTAAATTTCGTCACCATGATTAGTCCTCCCATAGTTCAGCGAAGAACGCCCCCTTGGCAATTGCCTTGGGGACATTCGTTTCACTCAGTTTGCAAACGCTGCCGTCGATAAAGTTCTCCGTCATAATCTCTCCGTCCTCCTCGTCCCAGATGTGTTTACTTGACCTTAGACCGCCATTCAGCCGGATGAAGTAGTCGTGAACATCTATCGAAAGCAGTTCGCGCAGATACTCTATACTTTCCACTTTGATTGTTTTCATTTCGCGTCCTCCTTCGGTACGATGCGATTCATTAACGCATCTAAAGTGTCAAGGTCGCACCAATCGTCATCGTAACTGAATTCCAGCCAAATGACCTTATCCAAGTAATTCTTCGGCTCCTTAATGAACACTCGCCCATTATAGAGCATTCCAATCTGATTGATGACATCGATATCCGCCTCAGTCTTGGGCTCACACACCCAGACCGCATTGTCGCCACACCCCACATTGAATATTGAACACTCATCACCCTTCTTTATGGTAAACTTGCTCAGCTTAGCCTTCAGCACGCCCTTCGCGCTGTTCTCATACTTTTCACACTCCTCTGCATTCTTGAAGATTGTGCCGTCTGCGGCCTTAAATACATCGTAATACGATACTTGCTCTTTTGTAATCCTTTCCATAGTTGTTGTTTTTT